ATATGGAAGACAACCAATTCAATCATTGTGGGTGGTGACGATGGTGAGGATATTATTGCAATCCAGCCTTTCTACGGATTCCAAATCATCGTGTTTAAGAGGAACAAGATCTACCTGGTTAATGTCACGCCAAGCACGACTGTGACATCAGGAACGAGCGTATTGTCGCTTGTCAATAGTGCAGCGGAGTGGACTGTTCAGACAGTTTCGAATAGGATCGGTTGTATCGCAGGTAGATCAGTCGCCTTGGTAAACAAGGATGTGTTCTTCTTGGCCAATGACGGCATACGATCAGTCTCAAGGTCTTTGGCGGATGATTTCTCCACAGTTGGCCTCACAATAAGCGAGCCAGTTAAGGACATCATCGCAAGGATCAACAGAAGCTTTATCGATACCTGCAATGCCACATTCCATAACAATCGATACCTCCTCGCCATACCCCTAGATTCAGCAACAAATCCAAGCCACATATTGGTGTACAACTCAATCTTCAATTGCTTCGAAGGCTTGTGGGAAGTAGCAGCAGCAAGGATGGTTGAGACAAGCTTTACTTCTGGATTCTCTACAAACACAATTAAGCTTTGCGTAGGCACAACCAACTCAAGGATTGGTCACCTTACGGATTATAAGGATTCAGATTCAGTTGACATCAATACAGGGTTCCAAGACTTTGGCACTGGCTATACAAGCAGGTTGGTAACCAAGGCGTATGAATTTGATGATCGCTTTGCGCTGAAGTACGGATCCCACTACGAGGTTGAATTCTTTAATTCTGGATCTACCAACACAACGATAAGCATTCGCAGGGATACAGATGGTAACGATATTATTCTTGGCACGAATGTCGACACAACCTCGCCTGACGGATTGACGCTCCCATTTACGCTCCCAGCCACACTAAGCGCGAAGGTTGTCAAGCGTAGGGCGGATAGTCTTAGGTCATATGACAAGTGGCGCAATATCAAGATGAAAGTTGAGGCTGCTAGTAGGAAGCTCTCTATTCGCGGGGTTATTATGGCAGCGAATCCAGATACAATTCAGATTCAGCAAAACATATGACCCAGGTAGAGTTTCTTGAGAAAAGCGGCGTTTCCGAGGCGATGTGGCCTAACTTTAGGGAGTGGGTGGCATGGTTTGATAAACAGGGACTTATGGGTACATTGAGGAACAGGAATGATGAGATTTTAGGCGTTGCCCTAGCTAGGTGCGTAAATAGTGGCTCTGAAGTAGGTCACTACGTCCACGACGAGCATGGAGACAATATCTTTGTTGACTTGTGTGCTACTAGTGGTATTAGAAATGCTGAGTCGGTAGCCCCACTCAAAGGCTTGCTATTGATCCTGTTGGATCGATTCGGACCACGCAAGCGCATAACTTTTAAACGTTTAGGCAAACAAAAGGAGTACGATTACAATACATTTATGAGAAAGGCATTGAACTAATATGGGCGGATCACCATCAATTCCATCACCGCCCCCACCGCCAGACCCAACAGCAGTAGCGCAGGCTAATGCTGAAATGTATCGTAAGAACATTGATACCTATATCGAGAAATCTCCTGCTATGGCCGAGCTTGAGAACAAGCTTCGCATGCAGTATATGCCCCAGCAGAGGGAGCTGGAGAGGCAATTGTCCGCCCTAGACCAGGCTTCTTCCGTCAAATCAAACCTTGAGCTGGAACGCCAATACGGCGCACAGCGTACCTTGGAATCGCTTCGTAGGCAGTACGAGTACTCGCCAGAAGCGTTTGCTTTGAACAAGGGTCTTGGTCAGCAGATGGCAACTCAGTTTGCTCGTCTTTATGGTCAAAGCCCATACGGCGCAGTTCAACCAGAAGTCGCGTTCTCACAAGGCGCAGCTCCTGTCGATTATTTCTCAACCATTGGAACAAATGTTTCCAATCCGAACATGAGTGTTTAATATGGCAGTATTATCAAAACAAGAATTTTTTGAAAAACAGTATAAGCCAAGCATTGGTGGCGATGCTGGCATAATGGCACTTTATCCGAGTGGCGGAAGAAGCCCAGGCAATGTAGACGGAAGTCCTAGAGTTCCTGACTACAACCAATTCCTAGCTGGTGTTTCCACCTATTCCCATAGGCATGACGGCAAAGTTTATACAATGTACGCAAAAGACCAAGCAGGAATGGCCAAGAATTTTGATGATGCTTACAACAAGTACTTGGCAGACGAAGAATTTAAATCAGCAGAAGCAGTAGCAGCCAGAAAGCTTGACGAGAGCTACACCAAGCAAGCAGGCGAACTAAATACTGCTGCTGGCCAGATTAGGGCTGGAGCAACTGGACTAAGTGGTGCATTAACCGCTCTATCTGGAGAAAGAAACTATGGCGCGTCCAACCTTGGCACAAAGCTTAACTTCCAAGTTTCCGACGATCAGATCATAAACGATTACAACGAAGCAAAACTAAATTCGCTCAAGTCGGTTCTTGATCGAGGCAATACTCAGATTGTCGGCATTAACGACAAGATTGTTTCAACCAACGAATTGCTTTCAAAGCTAAAAGCCGATGACGCAAGGCGCGCTCCGCTTGAGGCATCACTCAAAACTCTCAACGAAGATATTAGAAGCGTCAACGAGGCAATCACCTCTGCACAGTCGCAGGTTGCAGGGTTTAAACCAATCACCGCATTGGATACCGCTGGCCAGAAGGAAATCACTTCTTTTAGGGAATTCCTTAAACTTCCAGAGGAACGCGCAAGCGATCAGCTAAAACAGATTGATCCGAAAGCTTACGAGACAGCCGTTGCTCTTGGCGAGAAATACAGAAAATTAGCAACTGAAGAATTGCCTGCAACTACATCGCAACAGACCGAAGACCTGCGAAGCCAGATTGAGCAAGAAGCTTTAAATCAATTAAGACTTGGTTCTACGCTTGGTGCGGATGAGCGCAGGCAGTACGAGCAGGCAGCTCGCGCAGCTCAGACAGTTCGAGGCAACATCTTTGGTGTCGCTCCTGCCGTTCAGGAAGCTGTTGAATCTGGTGCTGCTGGCGAGGCTCGCAAACTTGCGCGATTCGGAGCAGCCTCTCAGTTCCTGTCTTCTGGCCAAACAACTGGTGACGCACTACAGCGCGATATCGCACTCCGCGATGCGTTGTTACAGACAAGGCTTGGATCTGCTGCTGGTTTTGTTGCTGGTGGTCCATCGCTTTACAATCTTGGTAGTGCAAGGACTGCACAACAGAACGCAGCGTTTCAGAGCTACATTCAAGCCAACCAAGCACTTCCTGGTAGCTTTGGCCAGGGTGCAAGCACAGCACAACAATTTTATCAAACAACTAATCCAAATGCTCCGCTTGCATTACAGCAAACCGCTGCGTCACTTTATAACACGCTGGCGAATTATCAGGCCAGCACATATGGAAATTATCTACAAGCGCAAAGCCAGCAACCATCTGGAGCTGCGCAATTCGCACAGATCGCAGGTGGTATTGGGAATCTTGCTTCACCAATAACAAGCGGATTTAAATCATACACCCTTGGCGGAGTAGCGTAACATGGCCGATCTAGTACAGTTCGGACCATTTACTGTTTATAAAAGCCCAGCCTACGAAGAGGCTGTAAGGCAGAAGCAAGCTGATGTCGCAACTGAGCGTGAAACAAAGAAGATGCAGCAGGACTACCTGCGCGCTCAAATTGAGAAATTCAATACAGAGCAAGAGTATCTAAAGAGTCCAGAAGGACAAGCTGCGCTCCAAGCCGAGAGAGAGAAGGGGATGCTTGGGGTTGAGAAGCTAAAAGGCGAAATTGCTGCTGAAGAAGAGAAACGAAGGAAGGCATCTCCTGAGTACGCGCCAATCGAGGCTGCTCGTCTTAGCGGACTAAGGAGCGCGCTGGAGCAGGACTTGGCAACGCAGGGTGAGCTTGCTTCATCTGCTGGCGAGCGAGTTAAGAATCTACAATCCGCATCAGCTACGCTTCCAGAAGGAGCTGCTGGCCCTGTCATGCAAAAGGATATGGCAACTCAAATGATGCGCCCTGCACTAGAGCTTGAGGCAGACATGCGCAAGAGGATGATTGGAACAGAAGCTGCGCAGGCTGCGACAAGCAAGCAACTAGGCGAACTTATTGGAACACTTCCAGTACCAGAGGGTCTTGGTGGCGGAACAGTTCCAGCCACAGCGAATATTGGATCGATTTATCAGCAGAGATTGGAACAACTCGTTCCGATGAAGGCGAAAGCCATATCGTATATTAATTCATTTCCAGAAGGCTCGCCAGAACGCATGGCTGCCGAGCAGACCATTGGCAAAATGTCTGGATACGAAGATGCTCAGACCAAGAAGATCGCTCAGAACGCACTCAAGATCCCTGGGCTTGAAGGAATGGCAAGCAGCGAGAAATCTGCCAATGAAGTTCGCGGACTTGTGCCAAACTTTGTCTCATCTGTTGGTGGAATCGACGAACTCCTTGACCTTGGCAATCAAGTTCAAACAGGCGATGTTTTGGCTAGGCCAAGACTCATGGCTCGCGCGGACGCGATCAGGACAGCCCTTGCTGGACAAATGCGTATTGCAATCGGTGGTCCTGGCACGATGACGCAGGAGGATAGAAACGTGTTAATGACTGCAATCGCAGATCCTACTGCCGTGATTAACTTTGCTGCGCCAGAAAGACTAGGCGAGCTGAAGAAGGTCTTGGCAAGAAAGTTTGTTGCCGATGCTCGCGCCAATGGATTCGGAATTAAGTCAGTTCAAGCAGTTCTTGATGCCAATGCAGATCCAGAAGATATTGGTTCATTCGGAATGAAGAGAAGGAGTGCATTTAAAACTGAGGCCGAAGCTCGCGCTGCTGGGATGCGTGATGGAGATATTGTAAATATAAATGGTCAGCAATTCAGGCTAGCCCCATAATAAAACAATGGCACTCATACCAGTAAATAGTAAGGGTGGGGAGATTTCGGTTGAAGCTCCAGCCAATCAAGACAGAAGCATTCCAGAGGTGGTGGGTAGACAGGCTGGCCTAATTACGCGTGAATCGATTACGCCTGAAACTGTTGGGGCTGCTGTTGGTGCTGGAGTTGGTTCAACGCTCTTTGGTGTTGGCGCGATTCCAGGCGCAGCCGTAGGTGCGTCAGGCGCATTCTTGGCGGATATCGGAGCAAAGGTTTATAATTCGCTAGTGGCGCAAGGGGATGAGAAGAAGAAGATACCAGAACTCAGCGCAGTCCTTGAGGATATCAAGAATCAGATTGGCCTACCTAAACCAGAGACTCCGCTTGAGAGAGTTGAGTCAAGGGTTGTGGGTGGAGTTGCCGAGATGGTTCCGCTCGTTTTGGGTGGTCAGTTTATGGCTGGGATGAAGGGCGCGCCTAAGGCGATTAAGAAAATTGGAGAGATACTTGGTGCTTCGCCAAAGACGCAGGTTGCTGGCGGTGGACTTGGATCTGGAGCTGCTGCTGCTGCTGGAGAAGCTGGCGCAAGTCCGCTGGAGCAGGGGCTTGTTGGTTTGGCTGGATCAATAGCTCCTTCGCCAATTTCAAGAATGGCTCAAGTAGCATCTACTGCCAAGCAGCTTGGAGTTTCTACAATACCAGCAGCAATTGCTGGAACTGCTGGAGCAACTGAAACATCTAGGAATTTAATATTAAGAATGCTTCGCGGTGGGAAGACGCAGGAACAGATTGCCAAGAATATTGAGCTATATGGTCAGGCTGGAACTACTCCAACTTTTGGTCAGGCAATTGAAAATCCCCTGACACAATCTATTGAAACAACAGTTGGCAGGTATCCAGGCGGAATGATGAAAATGAGGGAGAAGGGATTGGCACAGCAGGCCGAGGTAGGCAAGAAGGTTGAGGAACTAAGAACTCAGCTATCGCCAATTACAGAACCAGTTGAGGCAGGCAAGGCAATCCAGAAGGGATTCTCTGAAGTGTTTGTACCCAGGGCTAGGCAGACCCAAAAGGCTCTTTACGCTCGATTTGATCAATACATGCCAGAGCGCACTCCGATTAATTCGGACGAAACTATGGGGCAACTATACCAGTTTGTAAATAGACTTGGCAATGCTTCACCAGAACTGCAAGCATCAATTTCAAATACGCAGTTGACATCGCTTCTCAATGGACTTGAGGAGACAAAGAAATTAAGCCCATCTGGCGAAATTCCATTTAATGTATTGCGCGATCTGCGCTCTTGGGTTGGCGAAAAGATAGCTACAGTTGACCTAGCTCCAGATGTACCCAAGGCACAATGGAAGAGTCTATATGGGGCATTGTCAAGGGATCTTGAGAACGCAGCAGCCCAACAAGGACCAGAAGCTCAGGCTGCCTTTAAGAAGGCGAATGTTTATACCAAGAAATTCCACGACACAATGGATTCGATCCAATCTGTGATCCTGAATAAGAATCCAGAGGATGCGTACCAAGCCGTAATAAGTGGCGCGAATAACGGACCAACAAAACTGCGTGAAGTATTCAACGCCGTACCCAAGGATGCTCAGAAAGCCGTATCGGCTGCTTATATTTCAAGGATGGGTAAGGCAGTTGCTGGCCTACAGGATGAAACAGGTGACGTATTCAGCACCAACAAATTTTTGCAAAACTATGGGAAGCTTGACAATGCTTCAAAGGACATTTTGTTTGGAAGATTCGGAAGCCAATTCAAGAAGGACATGGACACAATTGCAAAAGTTTCAAACAAAATAAGGGAGGGCAGCGCAATTCTAGCCAATCCATCAGGCACGGCTGGAGCTGTGGTTGGACCAGCAACAATATCCAGCGTGCAAGGATCTTTATTTGCTGGTAAGTTGGGTTTTGCTCAAGGTGTAATCGGATTGATGATTCAAGCCAACCAGGCTGCTCGACTATTCACCAATCCAGAGTTTGTAAGCTGGCTTGCCACAAACGCAAATAAGCCTGTTTCCAACACATCCGCAGCAATCGCTACCCTAAACAAGATTTACGAAGCCAACCAAGATCCAGACATCAAGGAAATTCACGATGCCCTCCGCAATCAAGCGGTTGAGCAAGAAATCAATAAGAAATAGGGTGTGCTATGAGCGGAACAGAAG